GATCATGAGAGGTCGGCCTCCGCGATGGCGAGGAGCGTCGCGTAGTCCGTCTCGATGTCGTCCAGGGTCAGCCCCGTGTAGGCGGCGTCCAGGTCGGCGAGGGTGTACCCGCGTGCCTCCAGGTACGGTGCCCACCCCTCGACCTCGGCGACCCGGAGCGTCCACAGCCTGCGCTGGTCGCTGCCGTCCTGGGAGAACCGGCGTTCGGAGTCGGCCAGCACGGCGAGGTAGCAGTCCACGCCGTCATACCCGCCGCCCTGGCGAACCTGGATCGTGCCCTCGGTCGCGCCGGCCATGAGGGCGGCCACGGTGCGCCGCGAGGAGTCCGTCTCGGTCAGCAGCTCGACGTCGGAGGAGAACATGCCCCGTGGCCCGGCCACGACCACGGTGCGGCCCCCTACGGCGAAGGTGGACGCCACACGGGCCGTGGCCTTCTCGGGCCACGCGGTGATGACCACCTCGGCGGCCAGTCCGCTCACGGCGTCCGAGAGGGCCACCTTGCCGCCCGGCAGGGTGTAGGTCGCCGGGCCGTCGGTGTACTCGGTGGCGGCGTTCACTCGGGCTACGTAGGTCACGGCCACACCGAACGGCAGTTCCGCGTCGGTGCGGAGAACGCTCGCGTCGGTGGCGGTCACCTCACCCGCCCGGACGAGGGTCCGCTCCCCCGCGACCTCCCGGAAGAACTCGACGTCATCGCCGATCGACAGCCCGGTCAGGGACAGCAGGACACGCGGCGGGTAGACGTCCTGCTCGGTCGCGGTCAGCGTCGGCATGTCAGCGTCTCCCCACTCGGGCACGGTGCGCCGCCCGGTCGGTGCCGGCGACGACAGCGGCTTTGGTCAGCGCGTAGAACGGGGCACCGTCGAGCATCACGCTCGTGGTGACGTTGACCTCGGCCGGGCCACCGACGCGGCCCCCGGACGCGGCACCCCAGGACCCACCCGCGGCGAAGGACGCCGAGCGGCCTTCCCGTTCGTTCGCGGAGTTGGCGGCCCGGGTGACTCTGGCGACTTGGCCGCGGACGAGGGCGAGCCGGGCAATCAGCGTGTCGAGCTTCACCATCGCCGAGGAGGTGTTGATGACGACGCCCGTCTGGATCACCTCGGGGATGCTGCCGAGGACGTCGGCGTAACGCTTCGCCTGGTCGCGGGTCATGCCCATGCGGATCCCGGTCTGGATCAGCTGGTCACGGGACGCCCGCAGGTGCCCGTCGAGGGCTTCCTGGGATGCGCCGGCCTTGAGCATCGCCTCGCGCTGGCGCATCGCGGCCTGAGCGAGCCCGTCGAGCGCGCCCTGATTCTTGCGGCCTGCATCCGTGGTGATGTCGAGGGTCCGACCGTTCTCCTTCACCGAGGCGGCGGCGTCGTCGATGGCCTGCTGATAGTCGCGTGCCGTGGACCGGGCACCGAACATGACTTCGGCCTGCTTCATCTGGGCCTCGGTCGCCCTGAGCAGCTGCCCGTAGAGGCGGTCCTGCGCGGCGGCAGCTTCCTGCGCGGCCTTCGCTGCGGCGTCCACGGCGGGCACCTGCGCCTGCGCAGCGGCGGTCTGCTTCTCCGTTTCGCCCGTGACCTCACCCAGCCAGTTCCAGTACCACTCCCACCCGGAGCCAGCGGTCTTGATGCCACCCCACAGCTTGTGGAGCGCGCCCTCGGCCTCGCCCGTGTCCTTCGCGTTGTCGCTGATCGTCTCCGTCAACCCGGCGAGCGCGGGCAGGACGTTCGCGGTGACGGTGTCGGCGAACTCCTTCAACTGCGCCTTGGCTTCGGCGATCTTCCTGGCCTGCTGCCCGGCCGCGGTCGCGCTGACCTTGGTCGCGTCGGCAGTCTGCCGGGTGACGATCTCCAGGACGGCGAGGGCCTTCGCCTGTTCCTCGGTGACCCTGCCGCCCTCACGCTTGGCGATGTTCGCGGCTTCCTGCTCGACCCTGGCCGCGGAGATCGCGATACCGAGCCGCTGCAGCGGGTCGAACTCCCCGGCGAGCGCAGACGACATCATGTCGGAGGCTTCCGCGGCGGACGTCGTGCCGGCCGACAGCAGGGACAGTTTCGCGGCGAGCCCCGGCATGGTCGAGCCGAACCGGGCGGCCTCCTCCTGGGAGAACCCGAGATTCTTCGTCAGCCGCGCCGTCTGCCCGGCCGACGCGATGAACTCGGCCCGGGACAGCCCGAGCGAGTGAGCAGTCCGTTCCGCTGCCGACGAGAGCGCGGCGTAACCCTTCTCGCCCAGGGCGACCTCGGCCGTGGCCTTCGAGAGGGCCTGAGCGAGACCACGGTCCATCATGCGGGCAGCGACAGCGACAGCGGCACCGAGGGCGAGCCCCGCCGTCGACAGCTTGCCCATGCTCGACTTGAGTCCGTCGATCTTGCCCTTGGCCTGCTCTGCACCCTTCGCTGCCGACTTCGCTGCAGCCGAGAACCGATCCCGGCCGATGATGTCGGTCTCGACGTCGCGACGGTTACCAGCCATGTGCCCTCGCCACCTTGTCTACCGCGTCGAGCGCGGCCTTCTGCCACTCGGCGGCGTAGTCGTCGGCCACGGTGTCAGTCATGAACCCAGCCGCCACCGTCTGCGCGTGCCACGCCCCCGGGCCACGGTGACCCCACGACGGTGCCCGGACCCGGCCACGGTCGATCGCGTTGAGGTCGGAGCGGGCACCCTGAGAGTTGCGACCACCGCGCAAGGTGATACCGGCCCGGGTCGACGTCGACACCCGCACGGACGCCGTGATCCTGGCCTTCGCCACCCACGCACCGAGCCCGTTACGACCCGGCAGCGTGCGGCGCGCGGCGTCCCTGATCCCTTGCCGGACACGGGGCAACGGCTCCCGAAGCTCCTTCTTGAGCTCCTTGAGGATCTCCTTGCGGTCGGCGACGCCACGCAGGTCACGGGCAAGCGCGTTCAATGCCTCCGCGCCAGTGACTTTCGCGTCCACGTCATCCTCCGTCCCGTGCCGTATCGATCAGGTCTGCAGCTGTAGCGATGTCCCGGTCATCCCAAGTCAGTACCTCGGAGAACGGTTGCCCGGTCGCCAGGGCCAGCGAGAGCAATGCGCGTCTCACCGAGCCCGAGGGGTAGGGTCCGCTCCCCGTTCTGCCTCCTCGTCCGTGTCAGCGAACGCCACCCGCTCGACCGTCTCCGACCACGCGATGTACGGCATTCCCTTCTTGGGCAGCTTGTCCTGCCGCTTGAGTGCGGCCCAGGCCAGGAACCGGAGGTAGACCACCGGGCGGGACGTGAGCGCGTCGAACGACGAGCAGCCGAACGGCTGCGTCTCGAACTCGGCCATCTCACGCTGCCCGGCGGTCACCTCGTCGGTGCCGTCCTGGTAGGTGACGGTGAGGTCGAACATTGTGGGTCTACCTCTCGTGTCGGCTTACGGAACGGTCCCGAACGTCGGCTGACCGACGACGGGGAGCGTGATCTCGAACGTGGCGAACTGCCCCTGATCGCCACCGAACTGCACCGGCATCGCGACCGCGACGAACGTCGCCCGAGGCTTCCCGGTGCCTGACCGCGGGGTCAGGATGATGTCGACCTCGACGCCCTTGTTGTCGTTGAGCGCGTCGGCGAGCCCCTGCCCGTTCACCCAGTCTTGGATGCCGGACAGTTCCAGCGTCCAGGTGGTCGAGTCGACGTCCTGGACGATGCCGTCCGGGACGAGGGTCCGCAGGGTCTGGATCGGCGTCTCGGGGACGAGACGTGCCTTCGTGACCTGGTTGGCGTAGTCGGTGCCCTCGACCGTCATCACGGCGTCGCGGATGACGTAGGCACCAGCGGGTGCGGTCATTGCCGTTCTCCTTACTCGGATCTCATGGTGAACCGGAGAGCGTTGACGTCGCCTCCGCTGGTTGTCAGTGCCACCGGCTCCACCTCGTCCACGTAGGCGATCGGGCGGAGCGCGTCCATCACGTCCTCGAGCACGTCATCGGTGCGGATGCTCGCGGCCTTAGGGTCGGCCGGCAGGACCACGAACACACGCCAGGTGTGCCCGAGCGCGTGTCCCTCGGCCGGTTCCGCGCCACCCCACAGCGGCCACGCCGCGCCGGGGAGCATCGTGCTCGGTGGGTAAGCGGTCGCGGTCAGCCCGTCCACGGCGTCCAGGGCGGCGGCGAGGTCGGCGCGCATGGTCGTGATGCTCACGGCTACCCCGTCTTTCGCTTGTAGTAGGGACCTTCGAGCCGGCGCACCTCTGGGTCACGACCGGGCACGTAGGACGCGGTGCCAGAGTCGTTGTCGCCCTGCGTCATCCCGAGTGGCAGCGACCGGCGCGAGAGGTTGCACTGCACCCGCCGCTTGAGTGCCTGCCGCAGATCGGCAGTGAAGATCCCGGTACGGCAGCGGGCGGCCTGCGCCGCATACTCGGCTTCGAGCGCATCGGCAATGTCTGCGTCCGACGCTGCGACGTCCCCGAGGTACGCCTTCACCTCGACCAGGGTCACGGGGTACTTCGCGCCATCCACGACGAGGAACGAATCGGCGGACGCACCGGGCGGCCCGGTCGTGACGAACACAGCGGCATGGGGTCCGACCACGGTCGGCGCGTAGTCGACCTCGAACAGCCCGACCGTCTCGGGGTCCTCGGTGATCGTCGGCGTGACGGTGGTGCCGTCCGGCTTCGTGACGGTGAGGACAGCGGTCGCCGGGCTGGCAGCCGAGCCGGCCTCGTCCGTGACGGCGTAGGACAGCGGGACCGATGCGCCCAGGACGTAGGTGGCCATTAGATCACGCTCACGATCAGGCTCGAACCGGCCTTGACGACGATGTTGGATGCGGCCACCTCGGTAGCGGCCTGCACCTGCAGGTTGCCCGACGCGGACGGCTTGATGAGCCCGGTGATCTGGGCGAGGTACGTGGTGCCTGCGACCTGCACGCCAGTGAACGTGATGCCGTCGCCGGACGACGTGATGGTGCCCTGCAGGAACCCTGCTGTGCCGTCGGCAGCGACGGGGCCATCGACGTTGAACGACCCGAACGTCACGGCCGGGTAGGTGAGTGCGACCTTGAGCCCGGTCGTGGTGGCGGCCGAGGTGAACAGCACGTATCCGTCGATCCGGTACGTGCTGCCCGCGGTGAGTGCCACGGCCAGGCCGGTCACGTTGGTGTAGGCGGTGGTGGTGAACGCCGAACTGTCGGCCGAGAGGGTGACGACGGTCGGCGCGCCCGAGCCGGATGCGCCTTGGATGCCCTGCGCGCCCTGTGGTCCCTGCGCACCTGCGGCACCGTCGGCACCGGCCGGTCCCTGCGGCCCCTGAATGCCCTGTGAGCCTGCCGGTCCCTGCGGCCCTTCCGGACCAGCCGGGCCGGTCGCGCCGTCGTTCCCAGGGATGCCCTGTGGTCCCTGCGCGCCGGTCGCACCCGCCGCGCCGGGAGTGCCGGGGTCGCCCTGGTCACCCTTCGGCCCGGCCGGTCCCTGTGGTCCCTGTGCGCCGTCGGCACCGGCCGGTCCCTGCGGTCCTGCCGGGCCGGGTGCTCCAGCCGCGCCAGCGAGCCCCTGCGGGCCCTGCGGGCCGGTGTCGCCCTGCGGTCCTGCCGGTCCCTGCGGGCCAGTCGGCCCAGGGTCACCCTGGGGACCCTTCACGGTCGCACCGGCAGGCAGCGCGACAGAACCGACGGTGCTCCGCGCCTTCGGCCCTACACGCCGCACCCGCCGCACACTCACGACTGCTCCCGGAACCTCTCACGACGATCGACCTGCGGACGGTCCCGGCGACGCACCGGAGCGGGATCGACAGGAGACGGCTCCTGCTCGACCACCTCGGCCACCTCGGGCTGAGACTTCTTCCGTGCCACTGCGTCACCTCCTCACGTGCGGGACCGGGGGACGGCTGGACCCACAGTCAGCCGTCCCCCGGCGACTGTCAGGCGGGGTCGTAGACGATCTCTCGCACCCCCGCCAGGTCGGAGATCACGGTCGCGGCGTAACCCCAGATGCCGACGAACACGCTCTTGACCTGGTGGTCGAACTCCAGCTTGCGCGGAGCGGACGCCCAGCCGTGCACCGACTCCCGGTCGAACAGATAGCTCGACGCGGCCACGGTGCCGGTCGCGGCCAGTGCCCACGCGGGGTACATGGTCACGCCCGAGACGTTGATCGAGGAGAACCGGGACGCGGCCTGCCCGGTCGCGTTCTGCGGGGCGATGATCGGGAACAGCTTCCGCCCCGAGGAGTCGACCGCTGCGGCGAGCTTCTTGTAGAGGTCGATCTGCGCGAACGCGGTGTCCATCGTGAACCCGCCCCGGATGTAGTGCAGGGCCACGAACGCGGCATCGATCTCGCCGGCCAGCGCGTCATCGGCGGCAGCCGTGGTGAGGGTGATCTGCGTCGGGGTCGCGGCGTCCAGCAGGGCGACAGCGCGAGCCTCCAGGGCCTCGTTCCACGCCCGGACCATCTGCCGCCAGATCAGCCCCGACACCTGCGGGTTGCCCCCGGCGTCGATCACCTCGCGCGTGATCTCCACCTTGCCGCTGACCGGGGTCGGGGTCACCGTGTCGAGGGTCGTGGTGAAGGTGCCCAGGCCAGGCTCGGTGCCCTCGGTGTGGCTCGCGACCAGGGAACCCGCGGTGTTGAACTTCGGGAACTGGAACGGCGTGTTGTCGTTGATCGACCCCTTGTTGATCGACGCCCACACCGGGTAGAGGTACTGCCGCTGGTCGACGTACATCTCCGGCCGCTGCCGGGTCGGGTTCAGCTCGTTGATGTCGGTGCTCACGACGAACTGCGCCGAGACGAACTCCTCGACACGCTGCTTGGCCTCACCGTCGCCCTTGTACGCGGCGAAGATGTCCGAGGAGAACTCCCGGCCGCCGCGCTCACCGTTGAAGCGGTACGGCAGTTCCTCGGTCACGGCCAGGGTGGCGCGGTTCGGGTTGACCTCGGTCGGGCCGGTCGGCTGGTCGCCCAGGACGGACCGGAGCGCGGACATGAGGTCGTCACGGGAGAACACGGCGGACTCCGCGGCCGGGGCAGCCGGCGCGGCGGGAGCGGTCTGCTCGGTCGCGGTTGCGGACATGGTCAGTTCCCTTTCGGTGGAGGATGCCGCAATCGACGTGACGCGGCTGTCGTCGAAACTCGGTACTGCGCACTGCGATATCTCGCGGAGGACAGCGCGACTCACCTCGAACACGCCGTCCTTGCCCTGCGTGCCCTCGATGTCGTCCACGCCGATGCTGAGCCCGTCCAGGACGCCCTCGGCGGCCAGGGTCAGTGCCTCGTCGCCCTTCGGTCCGGTCGCCACCTTGAACCGCGCCCACAGCCCGGCGTCGTCGGCGTCCAGGGCGAGGGCCTTACCGAGGGCCTGCGAGTAGTCGTGGTCCCGGAGCAGCTTGACGCGGCCCACCTCGGACCACGTGAGCGAGCCCGGCAGGAACCGGAACTTGCGGCCCTTCGAGCGGGCCACCTTTCCCCACGGGACAGCCAGTCCGAGGATCGTGCGGGATTCGGCGTCCACGGCGAACGTGGCGGCCGGGTCGGCGTCCAGGGTCACCTCGGCTGCGGCGTCGAACGTGAGCGGCTGAGCGGCCATCTGTGATGCCTCCTGCGGCTGAGCGGCGGGCGGTGCGGCCGGCGCAGGCTCGGGCCTTAGATCGCGCTTCTGCGTGGCGGTGAGAGCCGGACGGCCAGCGTTCGAGCGCATCTCGTCTGGGGTGAGTGCCTGGTGGTCGTGGTAGATCGCGTCCACCTCGGCCTGCGTCTTGGGGTCGGCCTTGAGGTACTCGGAGAGGTCGAATGCCGTGGTGTACCCCTGTCGGGTGACATCGCCCATGTTGAGCCGGTCGGTGATCGGCTTCATGTACTGCGACAGCACGTCGTTGATCCGGTCCCGGCGGCGGTCCGTCGCGTTCTGATACGTGCGGCTCGTCGTGGAGATGCCCAGGTCCTCGGGGTCCAGCCCGATCGCGTTCGCGATGTCCAGGGCGGCCCGTTGCTGCAGCGCGACCAGCTGCAGGTCGGCCGGCGTCGGCTGATTCACCGAGTGGTACTGCAAACTCGCTGGGACGTAGCCGGTCGTCCGGGCGCGACGGTTGCCCTCCCAATCGTCCAGTAACTCCTCGATCTCATCGTCCGAGGCAGGGTCGGCACCTTCGCCAGGGGTGAAGTAGTCGAGCGGACGAGGATCCTGCGCGTACATCTCCGCGGCCTCTTCGAGGGCGATTGCCCTGCGGATGGCGCGGCGCGCGGCGGTGAGCAGCGGCGGGTTGAGGCTGTCGAATCGGATCATGTCGCGGCCGGGCACGATCCGGGTGTCGATCCACACCGCGGCCCGAGTGTCGATGCCGGACGGCAGCAGGGACAGCGGCTCACCACCGGGCGGCGGGTTGAGGTGCACGCGCTCCGGGGCGACCCGCTCGACCTTCGCCGGGTAGCCGTTCCACCCGCGCTCGGTGACGTGCCACCAGCCGATCGAGTCGAACAGCAGATCCTCGACCAGCATCGACAGCATCACGGAGTTGGGGACGTCGCGGCACAGCTGGTCGAACAGCGGCGACCGCTCGACCTTGAGGTCCGGGCCGTATTGGCGCAGCGGCAGCGTCGAGATCCCGCAGATGAGGTTCCGGCCACGCAGGACGCCCGGGACGGACAACGCACGCTCCCGGGTCACCGGGAGCAGCAGGGAACCCGCCGACTTCGCGGAGATCACACCGTCGACCGTGGTCAGTTCAGGGATCGACTCAGAGAACGTCGCCGAGGCGACACGGCCCGCGAACCGCAGGCGGGAGAGGAACCCCACGGGGGTATGGTACGACGGAATCAGTCGTCAAGCGAACATCAGGCAACTGATTCAGTTGTGCGACTGCTCCTCGGCCTCAGAATCCGTGGCTTACCGACCGAGGCGGGCATCGTCCGGGCCAACCACACCGCGCCGGCCGCGGCGTAGGCCGCATCGACATGCCCCACCCCGCGCCGGACGAACCGCCAGCCATCGGCGACCGGGTACCGCTTCGCGCCGAGGACATGCGTGGTCGTGAGCGCGTCGCCAGGGTGCAGCAGGCGGCGGGACTGGACGGCCTCCGCGAGGGCCTGACACGCAGCGGTCACCTGCGTGATCGGCTCGAACCCGAGGGCGGCGAGATCGGCGGCGAGCGCGTCTGTCGGACCCCGGAAGTAGCCTCGGGACTTCGGCCTGATCCGCTCCAGCCAGTCGGGGAGGTCGGCGAGCGCGGCCCGGGTCGAGTCCCACCCGGCGACCGTCTCCACCCGCACCCGGCCATCGGCACCGACAGCGGCAGCCGTGAGCGTGACGTGACCAAGGTCCGGGGCGACGTCGAGGCAGACAGCCACCCGGTCACGGAGCCCGTCGAGGCTCATCGCGGCGTCGTGGCACGCGGCCCACGCATCAGCCTGGACAGCGACATCGGCCAGGGAGTCGACGCGCTGGCACAGCCGCTCCGTGCGGAACACGGGAGGCGGATCGGTCGTCAGCGCGGACCGTAGGGCCTGCTCGGACACCGTGTGCCCGAGGCCAGGGTTCGCCATCTCCCACGCGGCCGGGTCGTCCAGGTCGCACCCCTCAGGCGCGGACCACTCCGCGATGCCGATGCTCGGATCCGTGCCGGCGAGCGCGGCCTCCCGGAGCGCGTTGAGGACCACCGACTCATCGTCGCCAGCGTTCGAGATCACGACCGTGATCGCGTTCGGGCGGGCGGTCGTAGTCGCGGCCAGCGCGGACCATGCGTCCCACGACCGTTGCTCGCGGGCCTCGTCCATGAACAGGACATCGACCGACAGGCCACGACCCGCCGAACGGTTCGCCGCGCTGATCTTCCAACGGCGGCCACCGTCAAGGGCCATGTGCTCATCGCCGTTCACCCGCGAGATCCGTTCGAGCTCCGCACGCAGCGAAGGGTCAGCCTCGATCGACTGACACGCGGCCCGCCACGCTTCCCGGGCCACGTCGAGGCTCTGAGCAACACTCAAGATCAGTCGCACGCCCTGGACGTAGAGGAACCACAACCCGATCACGCGCATGAGATGGGACTTGCCGGATTGTCTGGCCACCAGGACGACGAACGTCCTGTAGCGCAGACTCCCGTCGGGTAGCCGCTCCAACATGCGACACGCGGCCTCCTCCTGCCACGGAAGCAGCGGCTCGCCCAGGACGACACGAGCGAACTCGGCCACCTCGTAGCCGTAGGTCGTCGCCTTCGTCAGCGCATGGAGCGGCTCCGTCCCGAGGCGAGGCTCACGACGTCCGAGCAGCGCGGAGCCGGTCGAGGGCCGACTGACCACCTTGCCCACCACCCTTCGCACCCCTTGCGCGCGGCGTCGCCCCAATCTCGACCAGGGCGGCGAGCAGCTTCGGGCCGAGCCGGTCCAGCACGTCGCCCTTCTTGCCGCACTCGGCGCACGCCCCGGCGTCGATCGCCTCGGCGTAGAGCGCGGCCAGGCGGACCGTAGCGGCGTCCGCAGGCTCGGGCGAGAGCGCGCGGACCGTGGCGGCCACAGCCGGGGCGATCAGGTCATCAGCGGGCTGCAGGTGGCGTCTGGTGGCCACGAGAGGCTCCTTCGGGTCGCGGGGAGGGAGAT